AATCGTCTTGTACTTCCATTACACCATTTATTTCTTGTAATGAACCCATACCACGAGATGATACTCCTACTGTAACTCCATTACCAACAAGTGCTTTTAATATATCTCCAGCTGGGGTAGGTAGTACCTCTATTTTACCTATAATATTATCCCCATCCCATCTATATTCTGATATTAGGTGTGATACATTTTGTAAATTAATAACTTGAGACTCTGGGTGGTCTAATTCTCCCATTGAACGTCTTTGTTCTATTAATTCAGAATAACGATCCATTTCCCTTTCCCATAATTCTTTAGAATAATATCTACCGTTTCCGTTTTTAACTTCACACGTAGCTAATATCCCTTCAACAACCATATTCCCATTACTCTTATTAACACTTTCGGTTAATGAAGTAGGGGACAGCTGTAATGTATGGGTTTCTATTATAAGTTTTTTATTCATTTTTATGAATTGGTTTCTTCTATTTCCATTTCATCTACCATTTCAGTTCTTTGGTAAGATTTACCACAAGATTTTTCGTAGATTTTTTCCATTTTCATTTTTTTTCTTTCCAAATCCTTGATTTCTCTTTGCATTTGTTTCATTTTAGATTTATCAATCAATTCACTAAGATTTTCATCTTCCTGGATTGAGCTAACTCTATCTACTTTTTCTTGAATATGGTCATGTAAGAAATTTAATTGAGCTTCTAATTTTACAGCTTCAGCCTCTTTACCTATTTCAGCTAATTTAGTATCAATTGATTCTTTTTTAGATTTTTTCTTTTTATCTTTAACTGCTTTAGCCATTGGTTCTTTTGTATCACCATCTCCGTCTACATCTGGGTAATCAGGTCTTGCTTCTTCTGACATTCCTGCTTTGTCCTGTGATGCTTCAATAGCTTTATCTCTTGCTTCTTCTACATCATTTTCATCCATTGGTAATTTTTTCTCTTCCTCAGCGTATAAAGACGAATGATATTGAGACCCTGCTTGGGTAGATTGGAATTCATCCTCAGACATCATTTGTCTAATCATATTCCCCGATTGGGCTGCTAATGAATTTGGGTTACCTGTAGTAACTACACCACCTAATCCTTCTCTAATTAATTTTTTAAATAATTCTTCTTTAATTGGTTTCATTTTTGTATCTGATTTTTTGAGTTTATCGCTATATCCGCTTCCACCATATGTTTTACCTGTATTTTCTTGTACTTCTGGTTCTGTGTATCCTATACCTACACCAAATTGACCTTCTTTTACATAATGTAATTCGTCTTTAGCTAGGTTTTTAATTACTTTTTCTTGTGCTTCTTCTAATGATAAGCTAGGATCTTCTTTAAGTTCATAATAAACCCCATTCATCATTTCCTGGGCATTGACATTGTTGATATTATCTTCTTTTGGAGAATAATCATAATTACGTTCCTCAACATTTTCAACACCTTTAGCTACTTTTTTAGCATCAGCTTTTACTGCTTCATCTTCTTTTTTAGTATTGAGTTTTTCATCAATATCTTTATCAATAATAGGTTTTAAAGACTTAGCTCTTTCTTCATTAACAAATTGCTCATATTTATTTTCCCAAGCTTGTTTATTTGGGTTAAAATCTTCAGAAGTTAATTGTACTAAAGGTTTTAAAGTAACAATATCACCTAAACCCTCACTAATTTTACTTTTGCTCTTTAAAATACTTGTAGCATCATTGTAAGAAGTAAGATTTGATAATAAATTAGGGTATGTTTTTTTAGCTTCCTTTAGGAATAAATCCTTACGACCCTTACCTTCTTGGATTAAATTATATTGTTCTTGTAGTGTTTTCATATTATTTTTCTAATAGTATTTTGATGTCTTTTATATAGTCTTTAATTATGTCCGTTGGGGTTATTACTGCAAAAGTATCTGGTTGTTGCTTATATGTTTTTATTGTTTCTATTTTTGCTTGTCTTAATGGTTTGATTAAAGACTGTAGTTCATTTTCAATTTCAGAAAAGGCATTAATACGTTCCTGTTGGAATTTTTCTGCCTTACTTTCTTCTTCCTTAACTACCTTATACTTATACATATTAAACGTTTTTTACTTCTAAACCGCTACCTTTTTGTACGTAATTTCCATTTTTGTCCCTAGGTACTAGTTTATATTTAAACTGTTTTACATACGCATTATCACTAACCCCATTTTCTGTTGCTTTAGGTCCTGGGCCTAGATCTTCGCCCGGTTGTTCAGCAGATTCTTCTACTTCTTTATATCCTAATTCTTTATATGCCTTAATATTAGGTTTAGAACCTTTTTTTCTAAATGCATATGGTGTTAAATAAGCACCCGCACCCCCTGATGTAGACATTTCATCTACTTCTTCTTCTCTAATTGCCTTTTTATAATCTTCTGGGTAATTATTTCTAACATGGGTACGAATTATATTTCTTAATTGTTTTGCTTGTTCGTATATGTCTAAAAATTTTTTATCATCTTTAGCTCTTTGATAAACACTCTTTGCTGTATCTACTAGTTCAGTAGAATCTTCAACTAATTTAGTTAAATTTGGAACATAATCTATAGACCAAGATATAGCACCAGTTTCGGGGTCTTTATCTGTAACTACAGATTTAACACCCCCAGTAACTTTTGTATCCCCTATCTCTATTTCCTTAACTTTATATTTGTACCCCATTAGTGTTTTTAATTTCTTTAACTAATTCGTAATATTGTAACAAATCAACTAAATTATCATTACCTACTTTATCACTTTTATTTAATTCTACTAAAAATTTAGCTACTTCAGTAATTTTAACCTGTGTTGCCTTATCTTTAACATTTAAAGATTCAGTATTTAAAGTCTCTTTTAGCTCTTTAATTTTATTATTATAGAACTTCCTTAAGCCAGGTGTAGAATCTACTGAGTGTATAAATTCTTTAAGGACTTGTTTTTGATCATTACTTAATAAATTATACTTGTCATTAAATTTTTCAAGTAATATTTTATAAGTTAATGTCCTTATGTCTTTATCATAACTAGAATATTCTTCAAGTAGTTGGTCTTTTTTAGATTGGTTAATTTTGGATCTAGTTAGAAACTCTAACAATGTAATCTTATTTTCAATTAATTGTTTATTGTCTACTAAACCCTTTGTATTTATCCCTTCTATTAAAGTATATAAAGCTGCTATTTCTTTATAATTTTTGATTTTAGCACCAAAGAAAGTATTTAAATCATAATGTTCTTTAATTTCGTTAATTAAGTTATACTTTTGTTTTTTAAGTATACCTCTATTAAAATGTTTTGAACTGTCTAATGTAGTAGTTATATACAAACCTGCCTTTGTTTCACTTAACATAGAAGATTTACTAATAGCTTCGTATAATTTATATTCGCGGCCTAATTCCGTTTTAACAAAATACTTTTTTAAAAGATTTATAGCGGCAGATTCATTCCCCGAAAGAGTATCAGCGGTTATTTGTCTAACTAATAGTTCAAATAATATACCGGTGTTTTTATACTTTGAGTGTTTAATTTTCATCAAAAATATATTTATTTATAAATATTAGGATTTTAGTTGAGATTCATCAAGTAAAGAAGAAGTATCTTTATCTTGTTCAAAAATTAACTGTTTTTCATTAATTTTATTAAAGATATCTTTATTCTTTAAAAAAGTAATCTTAGGGTCTTCAAACTCAGAAAGTCTTGGTTTATTTTTTCCGTCGTTTTTGTCCGTATCTTTCATACGTTTAACTCCTAATGGGTCTTTACCAAAGTTATTTTCTTGTTTACCCCTATTAGTAATACCATCTTTTGGTCTCCCTAATTTTAAGTCATCGCTATAACCATCAGGTACATTACCTGGATCAGACATTGTTCTTCCTTTACCATATAATGAAGCTAAATCGTGAGGAGTACCATATGATTTACCAGATGATATAGGGTCATTACCCTCTGATTCAATTTGAGCATTTCTGAATTTGCGTTTTGAATCTTCTCGAACCATATCTCTGTATTCATCATATTGGTCTTCACTAAAGTGATAAACATTGTGGTAAATCCAATCAGATGGTACTAAACCTTGTTCTAACAATGTACCTGCTAATTCAGATTTAGACTTTAACAATTCAATTCTTTCCTGATCATAAATGATAGAAGGAGTTGTCATTGATAATTCAAAATTAGTTAAGGATTCATCTTTATACCCTTGGGTGTATAAATGCACCAATGCAATTTTTTGTAATTCAGAAAGTAAAATTCTTTGTATTCTATCAATTGTACGGGCAAATCTAATATCTTGGGCTGCTAGAGTTGCTTTACCCTCTGTATTTTCATCATAACCCATAAATGCCTTTGGTACTTTTAAAGCGGCAAACAATTTTTCTCTTAAGTATTCAACATCCGAAATGCCATCATATTGTAAACCGGGTGTTGTTTCAATTTTTGTTGCACTATCATTACCACGAACAGGAATATAAAAATCTTCAAGCATATTTTGCATGTTATACTTTAAGTTATACTCACCTGTTTTTTCATCCATCATTGGAGTACGTTTCATATTATTGATAGTTTTCTGCATAAATGCTTCAACTTCATTTGGTGGAATAGCTCCAACATTTACATAAAATACTCTTTTTTCTGGTGCACGAGCAATTCTGTGAATTAACATCGCGTCTTCCATTAATGTATATTGTTTAAATAATTTTCTAGCGGGTTCAATATAAGATCTACCATAAGGTAAATAATTAACATCCCCTACCATTCTAAAGTGAGCCATTTCATAGTTGTCATATGTAATTCCAGTCCTATCATCATAGTCACCATTAGCCCCCGCTACATTATAATAACCACTAGATGAACCACCAGAAAAACCTTCAGGGTTCCATTTAAACTTAACTTCAGATGGGTTTTCTGGATTATACCCTTCAATTCTTTCAATATGATACGCAGTATAAGGTATTACATTATAAACACCAAACTTTTCTGCTATTTCTAACTTTAAGAAAAAATCACCATACTTACACATTTGTCTAACCCACATCCATAGGTTAAATTCTACATTTAATACATCATAAAATAAATTATAAAGGATTTTTTGTACATCCTCATTAGAACTTCTAATTTGAAGTACTTCGCCCATATCATTTTTTAAGGTTGATTCATCCGCTATAATGTCTAAAGAGGAAGCTATGATAGCATCTTGATCCATTACGTCATATTCAGAATATAACTGTGTTCTTAAATATTGGTAATTTAAGTTGAATTGTGCCCCATATAATGAGGTTGGGGCAGAAGAGTAAACTTTATTAAATCTGTCTACCAACGCATTAGTT